TGCAGTAATGACCGCTTTTTTAGCTGCTTTTGTTATTTATCAGGTTATAATTTACTAGCCGAGGGTTTCATAATCCCTTCCGATCAGTGTGATCTACTGTGGCAAGACAGATTAGGCCAAGGTCTCCTTAACCTTTTGACCCAGAATAGCCCACTGGGGAGCTGAAACGGGCTACTATTTTCTAGGCGCGTTCCATGTCGTTGCGAGCCTAACCCTCAACCCCTCAGACCGATTTGTACTTGGCTGGGGGGTTTTTTTATACATTAAAATGTATATTGCAGTCTGTATTTAGGTAGTTTTAGTGATTATTGCACACCGAGACTGTACATATCATTAATGGTATAAACTAAATAATAAACCGTCATTTCCGATCATATCTGGTTATCTATACAATGCCGCCCTAACTTACCAAAAAGGGGGCAAACAGTGATAATCTACATGATAGTTTTTGTAATTCTTTCGCTTGGCGCAGTCGCTGCCGACGACCTTAGCTAGTTTACATTATAGTAAAAACCATGCACAATGCCGCTAGTTCACTGACATTAGGGGTGTCACATGGATCAATTAAACCTTACTAAATCACTTGAAGACTGCTTCGACTGGGAATTAAACGACGAGATAATCCGCTTTGATGCGATTATTGAATCGTTAATGACTACAGATGTCCAAAGGCATAAGATCAGGGAAGAGCTTATCGACTGGCAGGATGGTGTTGCTAACATGGTAGATGAGCTATCAGCTATTGAACCCTATGAGGGCTACAGAGAGTTTGCGGCAATGGCAGAAGAGATATTTGGAACGGAGCAATAATGGAATCTATTGAATGGAAGCAAACAGGGGAGCTAATCCCTTATTCTAACAACTCAAGAACGCACAGCGAAAAGCAGGTGCAACAAGTCGCTGCAAGCATTAAAGAGTTTGGCTTCACTAATCCAATACTGATAGACGAGGATAACGGCATCATAGCAGGGCATGGGCGGCTTCAAGCTGCTCAGTTGCTGGGTATGGACACTGTCCCCACAATTGCCTTAGAGGGCTTTACAGAGGCCCAGAGAAAGGCATACGTTATAGCTGATAATAAATTAGCATTAAATGCTGACTGGGATTATGAGTTATTAAAAATAGAAGTAGAAAATATAGCGCAAGATATAGATTTATCGTTATTGGGGTTTGATGATCAGGAATTAGCAAACATCATTGATGGATTATCTGAAGATTCTGGCGATTTAAAAGAAGAATCATATTCTGAGGTATTTAACATTATTGTTAGCTGTGAAAACGAAGGTCATCAGGAAAGGGTCTATAATGAATTATTAGAAAAGGGGTATTCATGCCAAGTTCAAAGTTTGTAATAGAAAGCAAGATACCATCGTCTTTTAGGGTGGAAAAAGTAAAAGGGCAATTTGATTATGACGCATCTGTTGTTCGTAAAGAATTTGATGTGGATATACCTATTGAAGATATAGATTGGAATATTGGGTTAATTGTAGGAGCATCAGGCTCTGGCAAAACAACTATTGCAAAAAATGTATTTAAAGACTTTGAATTATTTGATGGTTTTGAATGGTCAGATAAAACAGTGATAGATGATTTTGATGAAAAGTTATCTGCAAAAGACATAACTGAAGCATTAAGCAAGGTTGGGTTTTCTAGTCCTCCAGATTGGTTAAAGCCTTTTAGTGTATTATCTAATGGTCAAAAAATGAGGGCAGAATTAGCTAGAGTGATTTTGGAAAGCGATAAACCTATTATATATGATGAATTTACCTCTGTTGTAGACAGGCAAGTTGCACAGATTGGCAGTGCCGCCATTCAAAAGTTTATTAGGCGTGAAAACAAGCAGTTCATAGCTGTATCATGTCATTACGATATAGAAGAATGGCTAGAACCTGATTGGATATATGATGCTAATGAAAAGCAATTTTATCGGAGGTCACTTAGGCGACCAGAAATCAAAATTGATATCAGAAAGGCGGAGCAAAACGAATGGAGCTTATTTAAAGAGTTTCATTATTTAAGCTCAACTCACAATAATGCCGCCCATAAATATATAGCTGAAATTAATGGTGAGCCTATTGCTTGGTGTAGTTTGCTACATTTTCCTCACTCGAAGTTAAAAAATTGTAAAAGAATACATAGAATAGTAGTAAAACCAGATTATCAAGGCATTGGCGTAGGAGGTAGGTTTATGTCTGAATTAAGTAAAGATTATAAAAAATTAGGCACTCGTATAAGATTAGTTACATCTGCGCCATCTTTTATTTACGGGCTAAGTTCATCAACAAATTGGATTATGACAAGAAAGCCTAGTAGAGTACAACCTGCTGGTAAAACAAGCGGCTTTAGCAAAGACAGCAAAGCAACCAGCTCGGCAAGATTGACTGCATCTTTTGAATTTGTAGGCTAATTATGAAGATAGGTAATCAAGGCGATGGCGGTGGCAGGCCAATAATAGAGTTTACTGAGGATCAAATAACCCAGCTAGAAGCGTTGTCCGCTGTGCTTACTAAAGGGCAAGTAGCTGATTACTTTGAAATCTCAGAGACAACTTTACGGGCCATAGAACAAAGACAGCCCGAAGTTTCTGACGCTTATAAAAAGGGCAGGGTGAAGCAATTTGCCAGCATGGGATCAAATCTCATTCAATTAGCAAAAAAGGGCAATGTTGCTGCTAATATCTTTTACCTTAAAACGCAGGCTGGCTGGAAAGAGCAAGAAGCTGAAATACAAGATATTCCACCTATCAATATTATTTTAGACAGCAATGCAGTTAACCAAACCTCAGACTGAGATATTCTTATCTGAGGCCCGATTTGTTTCTGTTGTAGCAGGAAGGCGCTTTGGCAAGACCTTTCTATCTACAGGTGCGCTGCTAAACGCAGCAGTATCAGGCAGGAATAAGAACGTATGGTATGTAGCGCCTACCTACGGGTCTGCTAAGGAGATTGCATGGCAAATGCTTATTCACTCAATCCCTCAAGAATATATATCCAAAACTAACGAAAGCTCCCTAACACTTAGGCTGATCAATGGCTCTGTTATCAGCCTCAAAGGAGCCGAAAAGCCAAACAACCTGCGCGGACGAGCTTTAGACTTTGTTGTCCTTGATGAGTTTGCAGATATGCGCCCAGAGGCTTGGTATGAGGTAATTCGCCCTAGCTTATCTGATCGCCAAGGGGGTGCTATGTTTATCGGTACGCCTAAAGGTAGAAACCACTTCTATGATCTATGGGCGCAGGGGCATAACTCTGATGACTGGGAGTCGTTCCAATATACAACACTTGAGGGTGGCAACGTACCGCAGGCAGAGATCGAAGCAGCCAGACATGACCTAGACGAGCGAACATTCAAGCAGGAGTATGAAGCAGCCTTTGTGACCTACGCTGGCCTGATCTATTACGGGTTTAGCCGCGAAGAGTCTGTATTGGCGATTGATGACGATAGTGGTACACTCCACATTGGGATGGACTTCAACTTAGACCCCATGTCTGCCGTTATCTGTATTCGTAAAGGCGGGACGCTGATTGCAGTTGACGAGATAGTCATGTACGGGTCTAACACTGATGAAATGGTTGCGGAGATAATTAGCCGCTACCCTAGACGCAATATAATTGTCTATCCAGACCCAGCATCAAGACAGCGGAAAACCTCTGCTGGTGGTCGCACAGATTTGTCGATCTTACAAAACGCAGGATTCAGCGTTAAGGCGAAGAACTCACACGCATTGGTCAGGGATCGTATCAACGCTGTGAATAGTCGTTTACTGTCGAGTGATGGTGGACGGCATTTGTTTGTCAGCCCAAAATGCAAGCAGACCATTAAGAGCTTGGAGCGACAGACATACAAAGAAGGAACAAGCGTTCCAAATAAAGACGACGGCTATGATCACATGAACGATGCCTTAGGCTACTTGGTTGAATACCTGTTCCCAGTTCGCACAGAATACGCTACGCCACAACCACAAAGGTGGACTTGATGAGATTGAACGCAGATACAACGCACCCTGATTATGATAAGTACGAAAGCCGCTGGGAGTTTTATGTTCGCAGCTACATGGGTGGAGAAGATTACTTTAATGGCGCATACCTGACGCGCTACATATCCGAAACCAGTGACGACTACGACCGTAGGCTCGATCTAACACCATTAGATAATCACTGTAAAAACATAGTCCACATCTACAGCAGCTTTCTTTGGCGCGTACCGCCTACGAGGGCATACAACAGCGCAGCCAATAACGTAGCCCTTGAGCCTTTCTTAAACGATGCTGATCTCGATGGCCGCAGCTTTAATGCGTTTATGCGTGAAGCTCAGATTTGGTCTAGTGTCTATGGTCATGTATGGCTGATGATGGATAAGCCAAAGTCTAATGCTGGTACTAAGGCAGAAGAGTTGGCCCAAGACATCCGTCCGTATGTGACGATGTTTACCCCTGAGAACGTCTTAGACTGGAACTACGCTCGCACCCCAAGCGGTCGCTTTGAGCTTGATTACCTGAAGGTAAGAGAGAGCGTTATCCGTGTTGACGAGACCACTACAGAGACCTATTACCGCGTCTGGTACAAAGACCGCGTAGAGCAGTGGCACTCTCTCAATGACCTAGACAAGATGATTGAGGTGAATGACAATGTGCTGGGTCGTATCCCTGCGGTGTTCCTGCCTGCACAAAGATCAATAACCAGAGGCATAGGGATAAGTGACATAGCAGACGCGTCCTATATGCAAAGAGCTATCTATCAGGAACTGTCTGAGATCGAGCAGCTTATCCGTATCTCTAATCACCCGACGCTGGTTAAGTCATTTGGCACCGATGCTAGTGCAGGTGCTGGTGCGATTATTAATATGCCTGACGATATGGACGCACAGTTAAAGCCTTACCAGATGCAGCCTAGCGGTCAGAACCTAGA